ATGTCCTGAATGTTGTCCAGCTGCACGTCCAATCCTTGAGCAATCAGCTTACGCGCTTTCTCATTTGTTTTAAACGAGTTGTTGAAGAGACCTTCCTCATTCACTACCATTTCCTTGAGTGCTACCGCTGCAGGCAGGTCTTCTGATGCTGCAGGCATGGCTGCGTTTACGATTTCAATCGGTCCCTTAACGAGCGCTTGCATTTCTTTTAGTTCTTTTACTTTTCCTTCTATCACGGTCACCGTACCGTCATCCTTAATTACATGTGTCTTCATTGTTTATCCTTTTGTTCGTTGTTAACGGACCACGCATCAGCGTGGTCCGCTGTAATAACTCTGAATCTCTTCAGGGTCGATATGTATATAAGACCAGATGGGATATAAGTCAAGAAGAAAGTTCAGGAAATTTTCTACCAGCTCTGGCCTCCTGAAGACTGCAGCTGCAGGTACACAACTATTACCGATTCGTTGTACGAGAACGAGCTTCAATAAACGAGAACACGCTGCTACCAGATCCTGAAGGGGGCTCAACGGAAAACAATGATAGAAAAGTTGGCCCCCGAGAACGAGAATAAACGAGAATCAGATACCAGACAAGTCCTGGCTGGTCACGCTGCCTAGATGCCTTTCTATTTCTTCCCCGATTCGTTGGTCTTCGTCACGAGAACGAGAACGAGCTTCAGGATCCAGCTGCAGGAGGTCCCAGATGCCCTTCTGGACCGATGGCCACTTAACGGGAAACGAGAACGAGCAACGAGGTTTCAGTAAACGAGGATCAGTAATCGCGGACAACGGTCTGTACAGTTTCAAACTCTTCTCCAAGAGGGTCTCATTGCAGATAATAACTATACCACCGTGTTTGATTCGTTTGTTTATCCAACTAATTTGCCATTTAGATAGCTTCGGATATCCAACTCTGTCCGATTTAAGTTCCACCCAAAACTCTTTACCTTTCCAACAACCATTGATGTCTGGAATACCATTGATAGTATTAGATTCTACACGGATTAAATGAGGTTTTGTTATGTGTTTTTTAATTCTTTGCCAGAGTTTAGACTCACGCTTTTTCATAAATTATTCAGATCGGTTTAATACTCTTTCCATCTTAGTCACGCTGGATCTAAGTAGTACATTCCTGTCGGAGAATACTGCTGATTCTGTATCATACGAGGCAAATGTCCATACATGTTTATTATCTTTTGCAAAGATAAAAGCGTGTGTAATCATCTTTGCAGGTTTAAGTTTTTTTACTTCACTAGACTCTGCATGCCCCGCGTCACCGCAAGGATCTAACCAATATATCCTGTAGTAATAATATTTTTTATCACCAACGACAGCTTGCTTATATTTACTTTTCTTCCGTCTTAACATTGATTCTACCTAAATTAATATTGAGATCTGGATTATGCACCTCGTTAAAAATAGTAATAAAAGATGTCCAATTATTACCCTTCAGGTAGTTCTTTTGTCTCTGGCTTAACTTCGATCGTTTTGGCGTTGAAACCATCGATCTTGTTTGAAAGCTCTGTGAGTTTCTTCTCAAGCTCTGCACGTGACATACCCTCCAATCCTGATACTTTGACTTCTCTCTTATCAACATATAAGCCAGCTAATTGTCCTGATCTATATTCTGCATTTATAGCTGATGCATATTGTTTATCTGCAAACGCATTATCAGCATATTTTTCTAATCTTTTGTATCTACGCAGTCTATCCTTTTCATATTTGGCTTTTGCTTTTTCAAGCTGTTGATCCAAATATTTTACTACGTGTGGGTTATGTCTTCTTAATGTTAATCTACTTCCAATGTCTGAAAAATTTTTATCGTTTTTTGCTTCATATCCTGCTCGTTTACAAGCCTCAGCTTTTGTAATCTCACCCCAGTTAGCTACAAGTATATCTACAAACTTTCTTTGTTTAGGAGTTAAATCATCAATAGTTCTAAGTGCTTTTGCTTTTAATGCCATAATTATTTATTTAATTTATTGATATCACTTATAATTGATCTTCTAAGTAATTTATCTTGTAGGCCTTTAAGTCTACCTTTTAGAATATTTTTAATTCCATATTTCACATCAGATTTAGCAGTCTTTCTATCAACATTTTCTATTTTCATAATTTGCCTGGAGCTTCTTGCACCGCCTTTTCTTAATTCTTTATAAGCACTTTTAATACCTGTTCTAAGTAAACCACCTAAAAACATTTTTCTATATTGATTTTTCATTAATTATCTTTCTTGCCTTTTAACATTCTTTCACCTTTTAAAAGATATTCTTTACCTTGTAGATTTAATTTATCTCTATATTTACTTATATTTCTAGCTCCTCTTTTCAAAGATGCTCTAATACTTCTTGGAGCACTTGAAACTGGACCACTAGTAATAGAAAGTGCCTTTTTAATAATATCTGCTTTTTGGCCTTTCACATCTAATTTTTTTAATCCTTTTAAAAAAGTTGATCTTACTACGCTTTCAGCAGGACTCTTATTATAAAGTTTGTCTACCTTTTTTATCATGTCGCTTTTGAGATCTTTATATAAATCAGATTTTAAAAAAGCTTTGATTGCTTTACCACCAGTTCCTTTAATTAAACCACCAGCTAGGTATTTTCTTGACTTCATTTTTTTCTCCTTATTCCTCTTCTGTATGCCTTTCTTATACTTAGCTTATCTAAGCCAATCAAGTCTTTGACAGCATCTTGAAATCTTGCTGTAGATGTAGTTCCATAACCACCCCCAATATCAAGCATTGTTTTGGCACTTAATTTATTATTACTTATAGAATAGGTTCTACCACTTAAAGTGCTTTTTTGAAGTGATTGTTTTTTAATTGGGACAGGGCCTTTCTGACTAGCTGCACCTGCTTTAATGTTATATTTGTCTAAGCTTTTTGTAAGCTTCCTGAGTTTTGCTGCAGCGACTCTTTTTTTGGCTTTCTTCAAAGCTTCTTTTATAACTGTTCTAACTACCATAATTTTTAAGGACGGGTGGTATCAGGATCATCTTCAACAATGTCCAAAGTTTTGCCACCCATCAAATTCTATTATATAGATTATTTTAACCCCCGACTAGGTTACCCAAATCTACATTTTTGCACTACGCAAGGAAATATTGATATTGTGGTGTATCCAGATACACCACGGATACACCTACGGATACACCTTAAAATCGATTATAAGTGTTGGTATACAACAATAATAATCATCAGATACACCAGATACACCACTTTTGACCTCTGATTAAAAATATTACATAGGGGTCTAGAATATCTATATAGTAGATTTTTCAATAGCAACGCCTTGATGTTGCTAGCAACGCCCGCATGTTGCTATATATTCGTTGGCCTAGACGGACGAATTCGTTGATTTAGACAGACGAATACTGTACAATCTGCACGTTATATAACGCATTTCTTGTTATCTTTTAGGGCGTGGAGGGAGACTGAAGCGCCCTTTTTTCGTTGTCCGTTATCCGTTTTTCATATATATTGTAGACAGATCGGAGGAACAATGAAATAACTAAGGTCGATAGGGTAGCATGCTCTCTCGACATCTTTTCCCCTAGAAAAGGTTTACATGTTGCCCTATCTCTAGTTCTAATTATGCAATTCGATGATTTTACTTTTTTTATTTTAACAACGGCTACTTGCTCTTTAATCTTCGCTTGGGTTTTTTTCGGATAAGTTTACAGAATAAGTTTATTAACCTATACCATTCCTTCTTATATTTAGGATCTTTAGTTCTCCAGTAATTTCTACTGGCTTCATCTATTTTAAATGAAAGCGTTGAACGTGCCATATAATATAAATCCCCAAAAAACGGACAACCAAAAATAAAGGGTTCTTTCCCAATTAATTCTTAATCTTGCACATAATTCTTTTCTAATGCTCACTAAATGGCTCCTTATGATCACATATAAAACCTACGACTCTTTTGTTTTTATAGGTATGAAATGATCTTGTACCAAATAATGGTGTTCTTTTTTCTGTCATGGCTACGTTATTCTGATACCATGAATAGCAGCTCTCGTAAATGGTAATATCGTAAGTTTCTATTTTATTAGAAGATACAAGAATTAACAAACTAATGACTATCTCTTTCATTGTTTTAATCTATGTATAACACCTAACTTCTCTTCATTTTGAGCAATAATATCAACCTGCTTATCTAGCTCATCAACATGCTGCGGATGCTCACCAATCCCTACTGATTTAGTAAGGTATATTTCAATCGTTGCCTCAGCTTCACTAATTTTACTATGATATTTATCCTCTAATGCTTTTAATAGTTTCAATCTCATTTTTTTTTATCCTTCAGTCTAAGTTTAAAACGTATCTGATCAATTCTCTCTTTAATCGTACGTCTTTCTTCTTTAGTATCTACTCCTCTATACAATTTATACTCATTTTTATATTCTATCCAATAACATTGAATTTCAGTAAAAACAATCACCTTATTTTTCAAGCACCACTTGTATCTAGAGTGTACATGGTCGGGATCTAAATTAGCTAAATCACAGATCTGCCTAAAATCTTTACCATTACCCATAAACCACTCATGAGCATCTTTTTTATTGTAAGCTTCGTTTTTACCACCAAGCGTATAAAGACAATCTTCAAAGGCTTGAACAACCACAGCTTGATACAATCTGTGTTCGGATGATATTGGGGTTTTTAATATTTCTGTAGCAATATTAGTGCCCATAATCTTTAATAAGTTGTTTGAGTAACTCAAGATAAAAAGTCTCCATTCTACTTTGTCGGAGACCCTTGGAGGCTTCATAATCTAAAAAGACATCATTCATAAAATGAGTACGTTCTAAACCACTCATATCGGCAACATCTTGTAAACTATGATCGAATAAACTCATCTGCATAACCACCAGTTCTGGAAAGACAATGATATGGATATAGAAACTGGTGGCTACGCATTCTTAACTAAAGACAATCCCAACCTTTTCGCAGTTTGTTTTCGTCCCATTCGCCAAGCTTGATCAATTTTACTTATAAACTGTAAGCTAAAGTTCCCCATTCCATAATCATTACCATTATAAAGCTGAAACATTATTGAAGTAATTTCATCATAAGTTTTTTTGTTAGGACATGACATCACTAACTTTTCTAAACCCTGATCTAATACATCTTCTAATGGTTTTCGCTTTTTTTCTGCCAAAACAATCTCCTTTTAAATTAATAAAAAAAATTGTTCGCTGTTCGGTAATCTAAGTAGATTGAAACC